TGAGGCCGGCCCCCACGATTACTCGGTCCATCAGATACGGCACAGGCTTACCAGTGGAGATGGTGCCCACACCATTACACACTTTCCAACCAGCAGGCAGGGTGTCCAACCCATAGCCCCAAGCCATGATGAGCCCGGGGTCAATCGTAGAGCCCGGACGGGACAGTTTGTTGATTGCTGTATGGGAGGCAGTTACCTGACCGGTGACATTGGGAAATGTCCGAAGCAGCGCTGCCTTGATATTACGGATATGGTCATCACCCTGAGACTTAGAGTCTAGGCCATCGGGCCATGCAGAGTTGAATTCATTGATAAATTGGGGATTCTCAACGGCCATCAGTTCTCTCCTGACGATCCTTAACAACCGCCATGTCAGTTCTAAGTTGGATGACAGCTTCAGTGAGGCTCTTAGTGGCCGCAATGTTCTCTTTCAACAGAGTGCTGTCCGTGGAGCTCTGGACGTACTGACCCCCCAACGAGATGGCCACGCTGACCAATAGTGGGAGGCCGATACCATTAATCAGCGAGTCCATAGATTCTTACCTCAACCAGCTTCCCCCACAACCAGTACCGCACCATCCACTTGTGCGTACGCCCAGACAGCAGAGATGGGGATACCCCCAGCAAAGTGCATTCGGTCGGTCTTCAGGAACTTGTAAAAGTCGTTGGGGCCCGGAGTATCCTCTCCTAGGGCAATGAATACATCTTGGTTGCCCTGAGTGGCAAACCCAAGGAAGGTCCGATGGATGTTACGGGGAACAATCTTGGTGGGGGTCATAGAGAGGACATAGCCCTTTGTCTTGAGGTTTACCCCCATTACTACACAACTCATACGGCCTCTCCATATACTAGGGTACCTGTACCAGATGCCCAAATTTCCCCAATTGGGATGAAGCTGTCAAAGGTTACGTGAGCACCATCCTTAATCGTGAAATACGAAGTGGTTGCTGGGGTGTAACCAACGGCTACCTTAACGTCACCGCCAGACGCTGCTAGGAACAGCGCCTTGCGATGGACATTGTGTGGTAGCACCTTGATGGCTGTACCCGAGACTGCTACGCCAAGGGTTTCAAACATCTTAGTGCAGGACATGGGCTGCTCCTTACTTGACGTCGAGTTTGCGGGCTACTGCCTCTACAATCTCATTATCGAGGGTGCTGTCGGTCTTGGCTGCCCACCGACGGAGGGTAATGACGACAATCTCGCCAGCAAGCTCTTTAGCGAAGGCCGAGAGCAGCCAAGTGGATACATATTTCAGAACAATGTGCATAAGTCACCTTAAGTAATAGTTACGCCTTCTTTCGCCAAGAACGCTTCGAGGTAGGCAACGTGGGTTGCTTCTGGCCAAGTAGCTCGACGTTTGAAGATCATTTGGACGGCATGGGTGCCGCCATCGTTTGGAACGTTGTGGAACCGTTCGTTCTGGTAAGAAGCGGCTGCACCTCCAACTTCGCCAAGGACCATCGAGAAAGTGCCCTGAGAGACACCATCGATAAACAGTTGGTAATCCAACATGTTAGACGCAGTTGCCGAGAAGGCAAATCCAAAGCTTGGCCCCTTAACGTTGAACGAGACAGAACAATCACCAGAAGGTGAAGTACCAGCTCGATACAGACGCTGCACACCGAGACGAGCCGCAGGTGCCTCACGATCTACGATCTGAGTGCCAGCAGGCAGGTGTGGGACAAACCGTGGGTCGGTTGGCAGGAGAGTCTGAACAACCTCTGGCGGCTCTGGATCAGGAATGGTTCCACCAACGGCAGACAAACCACCACCCTGTTTGTACAGAACTGCTTCGATGTACAGAACCTGAGTAGTCCCAGGGAAATCTGGGCGATACTTACCAACAATCCGGATGGTGTGAGACGCAGAGTCATCTGGAATGGAGTGCCAACGGATGTTGCGGTAAACAGTAGTACCACCGCCAGCTTCCAGATACTTAGTGCTGAATCGACCTTGAGAGACACCATCGACCAGTACTTCGTAATCCAGAATGTTCGTAGACAACGAGGAGTAGGCAATACCGAAGTCTTTACCCTTCGCAGCGAACTCGAAGTAGATATCACCACCGTTAGTTGCGTTCATCCGGTACAGACGCTGACGGCCCAAGTAGGCAGCAGACGAATCACGGTCAATGACCTGAGTGCCAGATGGGGCAGTAACAGTGAAGATTGCATCATCAGGCTTAACAGCAAAGGTTTCCAGAGGCGGCTCCGGAGGAGTTACCGAAGTGTCAACCGAGGCTTCCAGTGCTTTGATGATGTTGGTTGCCATTACCGAGTAGCCCCACTGGTTAGGGTGGAGTTGGTCTTTGGCGTATGCCAGACGATCCATACCTTGGAAGATTCCGTAGTTGTCTACGAAGTCCACGGCACGTTCCCGGGCAACCATGTGGAGAGCATTCCGGATATCCGACTGCTGGAGGTTAGCACCAACTACCGGAATAGCTGGGTTAGATACCATCAAGATCGGAACACAATAACTGGGGATTGCATCCAAGAGGTTCTTAGCCTCAGTCTGGATATAGTTTGTAGTCTGTGGTCCACGGATGGTGCCACGGTCATTGGTACCCAACTGTACGAAACAGAACTGGTCACCTGCGTTGACTGCACAAGACTCACTATAAGTCCAGCAAGTTGGTGGCAGGTTGTACAGACGGTAAGAGTACAGAGACGAGCCGTTGATGCCGTTGTTGGTCAACCGAAGGGTTTTCGGGATGATCAAGCCATGGATCCGAAGAACCTTGGTAGGAGAACCGCCGGGCAGCAATGGACGAAGCGCACGAATCTCAACCAGAGCATTTGACACAAATGGGAAGGTATGGGTCCGGGTTCCGGAGGAGTTATCTTCCAACTCGCCATTATCAATGGTTGCACCATCAGCAGTGCTGAACCGACCGATAGATGCACCATCAATGAAGATCTGGTAGTCCGAAGCAGTGTCGTTTACGCAACCAAGGTGTAGACGGAACGAAGACCCAGTAAACTTGAAGCTAACGGAGCCGTATGCGTTATCACCATCTACCGTGTTGCCGTTAGAGATCAGCAACCTCCACTTAGCTGGAAGGCTTGGGGAAGCTTCGTCGGTAATCGTAACAGTGCTACCAATGATGGTTCGAGAGAACTCATTACCAATAGGCATCGTCACAATGTCTTTCACAGCTTTGACGATTGGGTGGCCCCAAGGGCTTTGTTCCCAACCCTCTACTGTGACGGTAGATCCCGGAAGGTATTGGTCGATCAAGTAACGACGCATGTTGTTAACATACGAGTTAGTCCCAAACCAATCTCGTGGATCTTTCAGGGTTCCGTTACGAGGGTCGAAGGGGGCACACTCTGGCTGGTTACCCGAGCCCCAAGTGATGGAGTCGCCAATCCAAACAACCCCGACATACTGGTTCAGTACATCTGTAAGGGCTTTCTTCAGTCGGTTCAGGCCACCACCATATGGGTGATAGAGGGCTGGACGACCATTGACGGTATCACCTTCAAAGGCAAATCGAGTGAACTGGTTAGGGTCACCGGGGATTAGCCAAGATCCATTCTGATAAACGTTCTTGGTTGGGATGGCAGAGACTTTACACTTGGCAAAACCAAGGTCAATCGTCATGCCTACATACTTTGCCTCAAAGGCAGCGAAGGCGGCAGTATCATCAGTGACACCATCACCTTTGGCACCAAACTCAGGATCAAATGGAGATTCCTGTCGAGTGCCATATGGGGGGTTTTCACCGTTGATGCTGTCTGCAATTCGTTGTGCACGATCAGCCTCGTTCTTGGCTGTAATGGCACTGTTGGCAGCATTGGTTGCTTCCGTTTGAGTGCCTTGGTAAAGTGCATCAACTTGGTTCTTAATCGCTTCCGCCTCAAGCAGAACCTCGTTTACCGAGGAACGGGTAGAGATATCAGCGAAAAATCCATCATAAGCCATTAGCGTACTCCAGAAGTGTCTCGTAGTCTTACAGTGAGGGAAGACCCTCGATGTTCCAAGGAGTCCGCCAAGTGCTGAATCCGTTCCAACTCCGTCTGATACTTGCCCTTCCAGTACTCTGCTCGCTCTTCATCTTGGAGGAACAGATATGCATAGTGCAGGCCACCGTAGAGGTACGCCATGGGGCTAAGGTCAGATAGCCAGTTACGTTGCTCCACGGGGGAGATATCTGGCATGGTGCGGTAGTAGTGAATAGTCACTTTAGTTCCCGGGGACGGCTCTGGGGTCAACCAGATGTACGGTCCCTGTCGGGCGAAGAACTTCGGCCTTGGGCCCTCTTCGTTGTTGCGATAATTGACAAACTGGTCCCAAGCTACACGCTCAAGTGGGACACCTTCGTCATCATTCCAATAAGCAGTCAGGGAGCGCAGCTCAAGGAAGTCTGGAGGAATGACAATCTTGCCACCCTCGGTTACTTCCAAAATGTACGTGAATTCCATCGAAGGGACTCGAAGAATTTGGTTGGCAGCACTACCAGCGAAATACAGAAAGGTGTAGATGTCATCATCTTCCAGATCGATACGGTTGGTCCACCGACGAAGCTGGTTTGCTAGATCATCGTACGTAACGATTGGCTTTGCCAAGGGTGGCCTCCGAGGTACGGAAGTACGGGTTCTCATTCAGCCATGCGAGGAAGCGACCTGTATGCTCAGGGCACTTGCCAAACAGGTTGTAGTCGATCCCATGTTGATCTTTAAGTTGTTGCAGGACAATCACAGGGACAGAGGCGAACTTACGAGCGGACTTATCACGCTGATCGTTCTCACCACTTTGTCGCTCAATGCGGTTGTCTTCAAGGAAGGTTGAAACGTCTTGCCTGTCGGTACGGATAAGGTTGTCTTCCGCATCCACTTTCAAACTAACATCAACACCAGCTTGGTTACTCATTGTAAATCCTTATCCTAGAAACAAAGAAGGGGCCCGGAGGCCCCCTCAGGGTTTATTACGACAGTTTCAGACCTTCGATCAGCGCACCCGACTTCTCGTTGTTTACACGCAGGGTGTATTCGCAGAGCATCTGACGCTTCTCGGAGTCACCGGTTTTAGCCAGTGGGTACTGCTTGAATGCACGGAGGTACAGCAGGGAGTGCATCGATGGATCGTACATAAAGGCAGCCGAGGCCTTCATCCAACGGTTGGCAACAACCTTGTACGCACCGAAGTCCGACTCGTAGAAGTCAACTACGGACTGTACTTTACGATCCGAAGCGTTGATGTTGATACGACCATCAGTGCCACCTGCGCGGCCTTTGAAGGTGTTCGAGATCAGCTGCTTCATCGGGCCGTTCACCATGATGGTGTTGGCGTTACCCCCGTTCTCCCAGATCTTCTGAGCGGCATCTTGGATGATGCTCTCGGTCAGGACACGGGCGGTGCCAACGGTACCCAAATCTACGCCGTTACCAGTAGGAGCGGTAGTGTAACCCGAGCCGTTGGTTTTGTAGTAGGAGTAGAAGTTGCCCATCGAGGGAGCAACATTGGAGGTACGCTGGCGCTTGACCAGACCAACACCAACCAGCATGTGCTCAATGTCCAGTTTGATCTCTTTGGACTTCTTAGCCAGCTGGTAAGCCAGTTCCGACTTACGACCAGCCTTGTTGATGGCATCCGAGGTACCGGAGACAGCCAGGGTTTCATCCGAGATCTGGCAGATGTTGTCCAGAACCTCAGTGAAGCTACCGGCCTTGATGGTTGCTTCGTCACCTTCCAGTCGCTGGTTGATGGCTGGAGAACGAAGTTCATCGGTCTGCCAGTCATGGCGTAGCGCCTTGGCCGTACCCTTGCCGATCGAAGACAGCATAGGGGTGTCGTACGGGTCGATGTTGTAGATCATGTCGATCAGGTCTTCACGCTGGCCTTTCAGCGACGGAGTGAGGACGGTGTTAGTTACTACTGCCATAGTGAGTCTTCCTTATACAAAATCAAGAAATGCGGCTGCTGCATCGCGGATCGATCCAGTCTTAGCCAAACGTGCTTCGAGTGCCTTTTGCTGCTTAGCCTTGTCAGAGCCAGCAGGCTTCTTAGCACCGGGTTTAACCAAAGGTGGGAGGGTCTTGGTATCCTTGACCTTCTTCTCGATGGTAGCTTTCTTACGAACCTGAGACTCCTGATGTTGCATCGCTTGTCCCAGCAGCAGCAAGTGACGAGCATCAGTAATGCCCTGCACTTCTTCCTTGGTAATACCAATGGAGTCCGCATAAGCAAAGATCCGTTGGCGGTAACCATCATCATCAAACTCAGGAATCAACTTACGAGCCAGCTCAAGCTGAGTCTTAAGGTATGCCTCATGTTTGAGTTGTTCAGCCTTCTGAGTGAGGGCTTGAACTTGGTTGCGTCGAGCAATCTGATTCTGGATAGCTTGTCGCTTTTCCATATACTCAGAGAACTGCTCCGCATACTTGGCGGGGTCTTCAGCCTTCAACCGGGCCCAGTCGATCTTCTCGTATTTAGATAGGTCGGCTGTTGCGATGACTGCTGTGGCTTCGATCTCTCGAACCAGCTCGGCCTCTTTCTGAGACAACTCCGCCATACGCTGTGAATACTCTGTCTCTAGCTCAGTCGAGCGTTTAACAAAGTCCTCATGTCGTAGGTAGCCTGCCTTAAGCTCGGGCAGGTTTACTTCATACTCTTCACCGTCAATGGTGATGTCAATTAACGTGTCATCGGAGATATCACCTTGATCCTCTTCAGACTCTTCGTCGCCTTCCTCGGACTCCTCTTCGGATTCCTCTTCGCCCTCTTCTTCGTCTTCGGACTCACCCTCGGATTCGTCTTCGAGTTCGTCCTCAAGGGCATCCGCAACATCTTGTGTGGCCTCATCCGTTGCCGTCTCTTCGACTAACTCCAGAAGGTCATCATCAAACATCGCCTCAAGGGCATCTGCGGCTTCTTGTACATCAACAATTTGATCAGTCATTAACTATCCCTTTGGAAGAGCAGGCTATCCACCAGCATCCTCACCTTTAAGTTAACCCGTGTCAGGGCTTGCAGTTCATGATATAGGGAGTCTCTTCGGAGTGCATCCGGGGAGCTTGCCCATTCGTCCTTTAAGTCCTGCTCTAGGAGTGCCATGATCTCGGAGAACGTCCCGTCCTGAAAGAGCTCACGAGCTTTCTCGCTTAGGTAGATAGGGACGCCCATCCGATTCTCATACATCAACTATTCACCGGCGCCTTAGAAGGCTTCTTCGTTTGTGGAACTTTGCCATCCCCAAGTGCAGCAGCTCGACGTTGTTCCTGTTCAAGGACAAACTCGGCTTCATCTCGGGCACGCTCCCATGCGAACTTCTCACGATCCAGTTGCATCTGCTGCTCTTTGATGGTGATCTCACGGAGCTTAATGGTAGCCTCCTGCTTCTTCAGCTCGATCTCAGCCATCTTGACTTGATACTCCAGTTGCTTAGCTTGTGCCTCAGCTTGTTTGGCCATGGCATCTGCTTGGGCACGCTGTAGATCAGCCTGAGCTTTGATATCCTCGGGCTTGGGCTTAGCATCGGCTTCTGCCTTCTGCTGTGCTGCCTTCTGCGCCTCAGGGCTATCTGGATCAGTCCAGTACTTCGATACGTCTTTGTAACCAGCGTTCTCAGCCATTTCTTTCAGGAGGTTGTAGATGTTCTTCTCAGTTACGAGAATACCCATACCACCACCTGCGATGACAGCCTGTGCTTGCTCAAACATGCGCATCAGGTGCATCAGCTGCTGGTCTTTGTTCATGTTACCGATACCAACCGTTACAGTCAGCTCAGTGCGAGAACGCCAATCAGCAGGGGTCACCTTCACGAATTCACCACGGAGTCGGAAGACCTCTTCCTGATCCTGATACTTAATCGCGAAGTCGTGCAGCAGTTGGAACAGGTCACGCACACCAGTCTCAGCAAACATCCGGGCAATCAGATCAATCTGTTGCTCAGCTGCGGTCATTACTTGGTTGACCGACATGGCTGCTTGGTTGGAGTGGAGTGTGTTACCATCAAGTCCTCGGGACTGATCAGATACCCCTGTACGCTTCGCACGATCGCCCTCAAGGCGGTCTAGCATGTTATAGGCATCTGTGGTCAACTGAGGGACAGTCAGTGGCTTAATGGCCTCCTGAGAGCGTACACGGACAACACCGGCTGCCTCGTTAGAGAGCAGGTCATCCATGTTCACTTGGCCTTCAAGGACCGAGTAACGACCGTTGTTGTTACGATAGATGTTGTCCATGATGTTCCGCATCAGGGTAGAGCGGATCTCTTGAATGTCGTGGATCTTATCGTAGATCGACATTCCATGGAACTTGTGGGCGATGCGGTGAGAGTTGATTACAGCAAACGGCTTAACATCATAAGGTTCGTTAAAGACAATGTGATTGCCGACGAACACAATGTTGCGAAGCTCTGCGAAACCATCTCCGTCAACGTCGAGGTTAACATAACAGTCGTTAACCCAGATACGACGGCCGCTCTCATGCAATTCAGCCGAACTATATTGGAATTGACCAGTACCATCGAAGGACTCCCTTGCGAGCTTCTCTGGAGAGCTGTCTGCCCAGTCGTAAGAGTCGAATGGCATCTGTTCGATGATGTCCTCAGGGACTCCCATCTCTCTCAATTCTGAAACAGTCTTCTCTTCCCGGTGGCAAACAAACTGGGCGGACTCTACCGATTGGGCAGTGCGTTCAATGAGGAAGTTCTCAGGCTCCACGCAGGCCACTTTGATGCGTCTGCGGACCTTCTCCTTCTTGACCTTAAGGGCAAACGTTCCATCGCCGTTATCGGTCCGTGCGAGAGCCTCAGTGCCCTCTTCGGATAGGATCTCAATTACCTGATCTTCTGTAAGCCCATCGTAGATATCAAAGGTTGGTGTAACCTCGTCTTCAACGTAGACTTTCATAACGCCAGTCTTGGCCAAGAGTGCATCTTGGAACCAGTCATACATCAACTTGAAACCATCATTCTTTTTAGTGAAGAGGTGGTTGACGTATTCAGTCTCTTGCTCAGCTTGGGCTACATCATCGGCAGTCTCGGGTTCGTACTTAACGACCTGACCACCAGATGTAAACACCTTCATAAGGCTGGGCATAATCCAGTCAACTGTCTCTTGGACGTCTCGGGTAACTACTCGGGACTTACCGTCCTGTTCGTTACCAAAGGGTTGACCGTAGTAATAGCGCATGGACTCTGCACGTTGGTGCGAGAGCTCGGACGAGGAGAAGTCTAAGGAGTCGTTAAGCCAATGCTCGACGTAGCTTAGAACCTCAGTGTCGTCCATAGGCTTAATCTTCTTAGACCGTGCCATTAACGAACTCCATCAAACCATGCAGGGCGAAGTGGGCCACTCCATGTGTAGTTATTAGAAGCCCCACCGGGAACACCATGACGGCCCATCATTAGGGCAGCATATCGTGTAGCGGAGATCATGTCGTCAGAGCGGTCAATGATCTTGCCATCTTTGCGGTGGTAGAGCTTCATCTCTTGTAGGAACTTAGTGCAAGTACTAAAGACTTTGAACTTGCCGTTGTCCATGTGGGTGTGCATCCAGTTTACACCAAACTCCACACTGTTACCGCCTGGCTTGCCATCGGGGCCCGGGGGGTTGGAGAATGGCTGGTATACAATATTCAGCTTGTGGTCATCTCTCAGAAGATCCACGAATCTACGCCCAGACGTCGCACCGTCGTGCTTGAAGGCGTCGTGGGGCACAACCACAGGGATTGTGTCTCCGCCCTTGGCTCGAATGGCTTGGGCGAACATGGAGAGGGTTTCCCCGCGTTCACTCCGCTCATCGTAGAGGTAGTAAGTTCCAGTGGTGGGATCAAGAGCGAGACAGGCAATGGCATTCGGGTGATCAAACCCAAGGTCAATACCAATGATGTGATGCCAATGATTGGGAATAGCGATTGGCTGAACAACTATCCGCTCCTCTGGGACAACGAACACAACACCGGAGCCAAGCATTGGTTTACCGGAAGCACGCATGGCCCGTTCTGCTGGGGAGTACACAGAGAGCAACTGCTCCTTGACTTCCTCAGACAAGTGCGGGGCATCATCCCAAGTAGCACCAATCATGAACTGACCGGGTTTCAGATCTTGCATAAACTCCTTCACCAATTCAGTAGCACCGTGTTCAGGTGTGAAGGTGAGGTAGACGATACCACCAGTGGTAGCCGTTCGGGTTACACACTGAGTGTAAATATCTTTGGGACACTCTTCGTCCAGCCAGATGACATCAATGGCTGTACCCATGAATTTGTCTTGGGACATTTCATAGGATTTGAAGGTGAGGATAGAGGTACCTCCGGATACGTGTTTGACAAGGACTGTCTGGACGCACCCGGGTTTACCCTCTCTACGAACCGTTTCAAGAATCATCTCTTTCGGGATAGCCCCTGTACCGAATCGACTCGGATCAGACCACTTACCCAAAAGCTCCGACTGAAGAATGTCTCGGGTGGTATCCGTGGAGATACCTGCGGCCCAAGCTTCAATCGGCTTATTGTAACGCCGTCCTTCCCACCAATCTGGATACAGACCGGTAAGATGGCAGGCCATAATAAAGGCACCAGTGTAGGTTTTCCCACACCGGTTGCCGGTCATTGCAAGCAGCTGTGCAGCGTTCGATGAAGCATTGATGAACTTCTCCTGCCAGCCGTATGGAGTGTACTGCTTGATCTTCCAGTACTTCTGGCGATCTTGCAACTCCTTCAACAGGGCAAGAGCCCGTTCAGTCTGATTCATTAGCTAACGTCAGCTCCTAACACGGATGCACGCCAAAGGGCGCGCTGTAAATCTCGGACACGTACTGGAGTCTGTTTCGCCCAGAGGGAGTTCTCAGACTCGGCTGCGGCCTTATCGTATTGGCCGGCTTTGAGTAGTGCCCAAGTGTTCTTGAATTTACTTGTCCAAGCTGTACCGAGTTGGAAGTTAACACTTACCAGTACCTCGAACAACTCAGGTGTTACAAAGGGAAGTTCTCCAGCTTGTTTCTCAGCAGCACTGAGGGCAATCTGGATATCCTCTTTCAACCATTTCTCCGCAACCTCTTTTGTCACTACCACACCCACATCTTGGGGGCGCTGTAGGTGACCATAGCCAGCCGTGAGTTTACCCAAGGAGTCCTTGTACCATTTCAGTACGAGTCCTTCTCGGGCTTTTACCAAGGCTAGATACTCAGGCTCGGCCGATAGAAACGACTTTAGCCAGCTCTGGGTTTTCAGCGAAGAGTTTTTCAAATTCATTATGCAAGTCCTCAGTGGTCATGTCACTCACCTCCTTGGTGGTAACAGTGATTGTCTGCTTAGGAGCAAACCCACCACGATCGAGGATCATCTCAGCAGCCTTCAAACGAATGCCACCTTTCTCATTCTCATCATTCATGACTTTCATGACGGTTCGAAGAGCGGTTGGTACGTGAGCACCGATACGTTCAGAGATGAATGCATTGATGTACTCAGCGTGCTTCCTGTGGTAGGCAGCTACGTTACGCTGAGCATGATTTGCAGAGAAGCCAGCAGCTATGTAGGCTTGAGTTTTATTCTCACCATCACAC